AAGCGGAGGATGCGGCGATTATTGACGGTGATGTAGTTGATGTGGACGCTGAACTAGGGTTATCGGATGACTAAAGTGGTTGAGGACTTCTCAGAAGAGGATATCCAGACACTTTTGGACAACTTAGATGCGTTTTCGACGGATGAAATCGTTGAAATCGAGAAAATTACAGGTGAATTGTCCGCGCGGAAGGAAAATCAGGCCGCGTACAGCGATCTGATCGCGTTTTGCCAGCTTATGATGCCGGATTTCATTGTAGGGAAGCACCACCGTATACTGGCAAACATGCTGATGGACATCGAATCGGGGGATAAAGACCGTGTTTGCGTCAATATACCCCCTCGACACGGTAAATCTCAGCTTGTTTCGATCTTCTATCCAGCGTGGTTTTTGGGTAGAAACCCCAATAAAAAGGTCATGATGGTGTCCCACACCACGGATCTGGCGGTGGATTTCGGGCGGAAGGTGCGGAACTTAATCGCAACTGACCAGTATAAGGGTGTATTTCCCACCACATCGCTGGCACAGGATAGTAAGTCAGCAGGTAGATGGAACACGAGCGTTGGAGGAGAATACTATGCGTGCGGTATTGGCAGTGCTCTTGCTGGTCGTGGTGCCGATTTACTTCTGGTCGATGACCCTCACTCTGAGCAAGACGTCATCAATGGCAATTTCGAGGTATTCGATAAAGCCTATGAGTGGTTTACCTTCGGTGCACGAACCCGTTTGATGCCCGGTGGACGGGTGGCTATTATCCAGACACGTTGGCACATGGACGATCTGACGGGCCGTGTAACCGCAGACATGTCGAAGAATGTACGGTCAGACCAGTATGAAGTGGTCGAGTTTCCTGCGATCCTCGAAGTGCAGAACAAGAAAACAAAGAAGTATATTGAGAAACCCCTGTGGCCTGAGTTCTTTGACTTAGAGGCACTGCTACGTACCAAGGCGTCAATGCCTGCGTTTCAATGGAACGCACAATACCAGCAACAACCGACGGCTGAAGAAGCATCTATCGTCAAGCGAGAGTGGTGGGGGATCTGGGATCAGGACACACCGCCTTCTTGTGAGTACATTATTATGTCACTGGATGCGGCGGCAGAGACCCACAACCGTGCCGATTACACTGCACTGACGACGTGGGGGGTGTTCCTCAACGAGAACACCAGCGCGTATAACGTCATCCTGCTGAACAGTATCAAGAAGCGGATGGAGTTTCCTGAGCTGAAACAGATGGCGATGGAGGAGTATCAGGAGTGGGATCCCGACTCGTTTATTGTGGAGAAGAAGTCCGCAGGTACGGCGCTGTATCAAGAGATGCGACGGATGGGACTACCTGTGCAAGAATACACGCCACACCGTGGCTCAGGTGATAAGATGGCACGGTTGAACTCTGTTGCAGATATTGTGGCATCAGAGTTATGTTGGGTACCACCGACGCGGTGGGCTGAAGAGGTCGTAGAAGAAATTGCTGGATTTCCGTTTATGAGCCATGATGACCTCGTGGATTCAACGGTAATGGCCCTGATGCGGTTTAGGCAGGGTGGATTTATACGCTTGCCCACGGATGAACCAGAAGAACCACAATACTTCAAACGTCGAAGCGGCGGGTATTACTAAGAGGCTAGGACATGGCTATTGAAAAAGGAATGTATTCTGCGCCAGAAGGCATGGATGAGATCGCTGAAGCGGGTGGATCTGAGTTAGAGATTGAGATCATAGACCCCGAAGCGGTCATCCTTGACGACGGGTCAATGGAGGTTACGTTGATCCCTGACGCTGATATGACAGACATGATGGCGTTTGACATTAACATCGCCGAGGTACTGGACGATTCACACCTACAAGAGATCTCAAGTGAGCTGTGTGGCCTGATTGAGTCCGATATTGACGGGCGTAAAGAGTGGGCCGATACCTTTGTAAAGGGTCTGGATGTGCTGGGGTTCAAGTACGAAGAGCGTACGGACCCGTGGGAAGGCGCGTGCGGCGTGTATTCCACCGTACTTGCTGAAGCGGCTATTCGGTTCCAAGCCGAAACCATGTCCGAGACGTTCCCTTCCGCTGGCCCTGTTAAGGTCAAGATCCTTGGCGAAGAGTCTAAGGAGAAGGAAGAGGCCGCGCAACGCGTCAAAGCGGACATGAACTACGAGCTAACTGAGCGCATGGTCGAGTATAGACCAGAGCACGAGCGCATGTTGTATAGCCTAGGACTCGCTGGATCGGCGTTTAAGAAGGTTTATTACGACCCCAATATGGGACGTCAGGCCGCTATCTATATCCCCGCAGAGGACGTTATCGTCCCTTACGGCGCAAGTCACATCGAGACTGCGGAACGTGTCACTCATGTGATGCGTAAGACAAAGAACGAACTGAAGAAGTTACAGGCCGCTGGGTTCTACCGTGACATCGAGTTAAACGAGCCACAGCCTTACCACTCTGATATTGAGGAGCGTAAGGCGGAAGAAGGTGGGTTCTCGCTGACTGACGACAACCGCTATGCGTTGTATGAAGTCCATGCCGACATGCTAATTGACGGTTTAGATGACTCAGAAGACGGTATTGCGAAGCCGTATGTTGTGACAATCGAGCGAGGCAGTAACGAGATTCTATCGATTCGTCGTAACTGGAACGAGATAGATCCGCTTCAGCTTAAGCGTCAGCACTTCGTACACTACGTTTACGTCCCCGGATTTGGCTTCTACGGTCTTGGGTTGATCCACATTATCGGGGGATACGCTAAGGCAGGAACGTCGCTTATACGGCAATTGGTGGACGCTGGTACGCTGTCTAACCTACCCGGTGGACTCAAGTCTCGTGGCTTACGAATCAAGGGTGACGACACACCGATTGAACCCGGTGAGTTTAAGGATGTAGATGTACCTAGCGGGTCGATCCGCGACAACATCATGCCACTCCCTTACAAAGAGCCTAGCCAAACACTGCTCGCGCTCTTGAACCAGATCACGAACGAAGGGCGTCGTCTGGGTGCTATCTCAGATATGAACATCTCCGACATGTCAGCTAATGCGCCTGTGGGCACTACGCTTGCGCTCTTGGAGCGTACGCTCAAGCCAATGGCGGCGGTACAGGCTCGTGTTCACTATGCCATGAAGCAAGAGTTCAAGATGCTCAAGGAGATCATGGCGGAGTATGCGTCGGATGAGTATGACTACGAGCCGATTCGTGGCGAGGTCAGTGCACGTCAGATGGACTACGCGATGGTGGATGTTATCCCTGTCAGCGATCCGAACTCGTCCACTATGGCCCAGCGGGTCGTACAGTACCAAGCTGTGCTACAGATGGCACAAGCCGCGCCACAGATCTACGATCTGCCCCAGCTACACAGGCAGATGATTGAGGTGCTGGGCGTCAAAAACGCCGACAAGCTCGTTCCTATAAAGGACGACGCAAAACCGACCGATCCGGTCAGCGAGAATATGAACGCGCTTACAGGTAAACCGCTCACCGCGTTTATCTACCAAGACCATAAGGCGCACATCGCCGTGCACACGTCCTTCATGCAAGATCCTTCGATCGCGGCCATGATCGGACAGAACCCACAAGCAAAACGAATCATGGCGTCTCTACAGGCGCACATTGCAGAACACCTTGGGTTTCAATATCGCCAAGATATCGAAGAGAAGTTGGGCGCACCGCTCCCACCACCCGGAGAAGAGTTGCCAGAGCAGATCGAAGTGGACCTGTCGCGCCTCGTAGCAGAGGCAGGCGCACAGCTTATGCAGTCTAACCAGCAGAAAGCCGCCGCACAGAAAGCGCAACAGCAAGCACAAGATCCAGTCATGCAACAAAAGCAGGCTGAGTTACAACTTAGAGCGCAGGAAGTCCAGCGTAAGGCCGCAAAGGATCAACAAGATACTCAAATCAAACAGGCAGAACTTCAACGCAAGACTCAGAAAGACCAGATGGATGCCATGTTAGATACAGAGAAGCTCAAACTAGATCAGCAAGAGTTACAGATGGACGCTCAACAAGAGAGCACTCGTCTTGATCTCGAGCTAGCGAAACTATCAGAACAACCAAAATGAGGTAACCAATGCCTAAAACCGTCTTTGACGTGCTTACAGATAAAATCGACGAGCAAATCTCGTCAGCACATATTTTTGTAGCAGGGGGTGTCCCACAGGATTACGCCAGCTACAGAGAAGTTGTTGGACTTATTCGGGGTCTGGAGTCCGCAAAATTAATCATAGAAGACCTCTCGCGTAACTTTATGGACAATGATGATGACTAATACTCAGCCACTAAAACTGCCTGATGCTCCAAAGAAAGAAATCTCCGATGCTGACTGGGAACGACAGCTCCCAAAACCTGCCGGATACCGCCTACTTATCGCGCTACCTGAAGTAGAAGAGTTCTACGACGGCGGCCTTCTTAAGACCACCAACTCCAAACAAAAGGAATACATCCTGTCGATTATGGGTGTTGTCGTAGACATGGGTGAAGGTGCTTATGGGGATAAAGAACGGTTCCCCGAAGGTCCGTGGTGTAAGGAAGGTGACTACGTAATGTTTCGTATGAACACCGGCACACGGTTCACAGTCAATGGCAAAGAGTTTCGTTTAATGAACGATGATTCTGTTGAAGCTGTAATACCTGATCCCCGTGGGATCATGGCAGTATAGGAGATAGATGATGCCTTTCCAGAAAGTTGAATTTGGGTTCCCTCATGAAGATGGTGAGGGAGAAAAAAACTTAAGTATTGAGATAGAAGGTTCAAGTGCGGAGACCATCGATGTTACGGGTAAAAAATCTGAGGCACCGGTTCCAAGCGAAGTGGATTCTTCTGATGACGACTTTGAGGTTGAGGTGGTTGATGATACGCCGAAAGCAGACCGCAACCGCAAACCTTCAGACCCCCCAGAAGACGTTACCGAAGATGAACTTGCGGATTACTCCGAGAAGGTTCGGCGACGTATTCAGCATTTTAGCAAGGGGTATCACGACGAGCGTCGTGAAAAAGAAAAGGCGCTTAGAGAGCGTGAAGAGCTAGAACGCCTCTCTCATCGTCTTGTTGAAGAGAACAAAAAACTTAAGGATAGTGAGCATAAGAGTCAGACGGCTCTGCTTGAGAACGCCAAGAAGTCGGCTGAAGCAGAGATCAATGCCGCTAAACGTGCCTACAAACGCGCGTATGATGCGGGCGATTCTGATAAAGTTTTGGCGGCACAAGATAGGCTAACGACAGCAAAGTTAAAGTCTAATAAGTTGGAAGAGTTCCAACTACCTGAAACTGAGTATACGTTACCCGTAGATAGTCCCGAACAGGGATATACACCACAACCTGTTCAACTTGACGAAAAGACACGGACTTGGCAAAAAGATAATCCGTGGTTTAATGAAGATGAAGAAATGACAAGTTTCGCCCTCGGGTTGCATAATAGGCTTGTCAAAGAGGGCGTTGACCCTCAAACTGACGATTACTACGAGAGAATTAACTCTCGTATGCGAGAGGTATTCCCCGATAATTTCGAGGATGAACCGGAAGTAAGACAGAGAGCTAGGTCGAACAATGTGGTTGCCCCCGCTACGCGGAGCACAGCGCCTAAGAAAATTAGGCTCACGCAAACACAGTTAACGTTGGCAAAGCGCTTAGGTCTTACGCCAGAACAGTACGCCAAACAGGTTGCATTAGATATGAGGAAACAATAATGGCTGAGAATCGTATAGACCGAGAACTTAAGTCCCGTGAAAAAACGACCCGTAAAAAGACTTGGATGCGCCCCGAGGTATTACCCTCACCCAATCCCGAGCCGGGTTACGAATTTCGCTGGGTAAGAGTCAGTTCGCAAGGTACGACTGACGCCACGAATGTTTCTTCCAAACTGCGTGAAGGTTGGGAGCCAGTAAAGGCTTCAGATCACCCAGAAATTACGTTGGTTACAATCGAGAACGATCGATTTAAAGACAACGTTGTGATTGGTGGTTTGTTGCTGTGTAAGGCTCCAGCGGAACTCATCGAAGAACGTACTGACTACTACAAACAGCAGACGCGTTCACAGATGGAATCTGTAGACAACAACCTCATGCGAGAGAACGATCCTCGTATGCCTCTCTTTCATGAGAGAAAGACGAAGGTCACTTTTGGTAACGGAACTTAATATAGGAGCTTAAAATGGCTTATCCTACTGTAAGTGGTCCTTATGGACTTGTTCCGGTAAAACTGTTGAGCGGCTCTCCTTTCGTAGGTGTTACTCGTCACTTCAATATTGCAAGTGGCTATGCAACAGCTATTTTTTATGGGGATGCTGTGAAGCTCGTTACCGGAGGCACTGTCGAACGTGACACGTTTGACGCCGCCATGACACCTGTAGGTGTCTTCCTTGGCTGTACGTACACCGATCCTAACCTCGGTTATAAGGTGTTCCGTCAGTCATATCCAGCCAGCACTGTCGCATCTGACATCGAAGCATATGTCGTCGATGCAACTGATGTTTTGTTCAAGGCCGCTGTCGTATCTTCGGGTACAACAATTGGTGACCTTGCACAGACTGACCTCGGTGCTAACGTTGCAGGCGTGGATAACACTGGTAGTTCGACTTCGGGCAACTCTCGTGGTGCGATTTCTGACACTAGTGCTACAACTAACACTCTTCCTTTCCGTATTGTCGGGTTGGTTGAGGAAACTAAAAACAGCTCGGGTGGTTTTACTGAGGCTTACGTTAAGTGGAACGCAGGTCACCAGTACGACAACACGACTGGCGTATAAGGAGATTTGAGCAATGGCTATTTCACGCGCCCAGCTACTAAAGGAACTCCTTCCCGGACTGAACGCTTTGTTTGGTATGGAGTACGCAAAATACGGTGAAGAGCACGCCGAAATTTTTGAAACTGAAACCTCAGACCGCTCATTTGAGGAAGAGACCAAGCTCTCAGGCTTCTCAGCCGCACCTGTTAAAAACGAAGGTGCCGCAATTGAGTATGACAATGCTCAGGAAGCGTGGACTGCTCGCTATACACACGAGACCATCGCGATGGGCTTCTCAATCACTGAGGAAGCTATCGAAGATAACCTGTATGACTCACTGTCTGCTCGTTATACGAAGGCTCTCGCACGTGCTATGGCGTACACCAAGCAGGTCAAGGCCGCTACTATTCTGAATAGTGCGTTTGACACTGGTGTGACCTACGGCGACGGTAAGGCACTTTGCACTACCGATCACCCACTGGTTAGCGGTGGTAGCAACTCGAATGAGCCAACTGTTGCGGCTGATCTTAACGAGACTTCTTTGGAAGCCGCCGTTATTCAGATTGCTGGTTGGACAGACGAGCGCGGTCTTCTCATCGCCGCCAAGCCTAAGAAGCTGGTAATTCCACCCGCTCTTCAGTTCGTTGCAACTCGTTTGCTCGAAACAGAAGGTCGCGTGGGTACTGCGGATAACGACCTTAATGCGATTCGCAATAATGGTTCTATCCCAGAGGGTTACACTGTTAACCATTACCTGACTGATACTGACGCTTGGTTCTTGATGACTGACGTTCCTAACGGCCTTAAGCACTTTGTCCGTACACCAATGTCTACATCTATGGATGCTGACTTTGATACTGGCAACAGTCGCTATAAGGCTCGTGAGCGTTACTCGTTCGGCGTGTCAGACCCATTAGGCATTTTCGGTTCTCCGGGAGCTTAATGACTAAGAGGGGGGCATTTATTGCCCCCTTTCTTTTTCTGTGTTATAAAAAATCAATCCCTGACAGTCGCATCCCGTGACTGACATTGCCCAAGACAGGAGATTCACATGGGACAAACTACTTTTTCAGGACCAGTGCGGTCTGAGCGCGGTTTCACTCCGGTAGGTTCAACGGCTGTAGTAGCAATTACAGCAGAAACAACTCTTACTTACGCTGACCATGTTGGCCGTATTATTGAGATCAATGATGCAGACGGCGCGGTTACACTTCCTTCAATTACGTCTGACACCCTTGGTGCAACCTACAAGATCTTTGTTGGTACAGATTCTACAGATCTGGACGTTAAAACTGATGGTACTGACAAGTTTGTAGGCTCTCTCGCAGTTTCAGGCACTACAACGGCGGCATTTGCTCCTGCCGCGTCTAACGATGTTATCTCTATGAACGGTACTACAACTGGCGGCGATCGCGGATCTATTATTGAGATCACAGCTATCGCTACAGCAGAGTACATGGTATCAGGTACACTAGTTGGTTCAGGCACAGTAGCTACTCCATTCGCAGACTCTTAATAGGAGATAGACGATGCCTAGATCAGACGTTCAGTCCAAACGGGTCACAGGCGCAGGATCTCTAGGTGTTGGCCCCGCACGTATACGCCAAGTGCAGGTTCTAAGCACCACAGGAAGCCCTCGCCTTACCATTACTGATGGTAACGGTGGAAGCACTGTATTAGACCTAGACTTCATAGCCTCTGATTCACACTCAGTTAACATACCTGATGACGGTATTCGGTGTCAGTCAGACGTGTATATAAGTGCGTTTACTAACATTACTGCTATGACAGTATTCTATGGATAAATGCTATGCGGGCTTACTACAAGAAGGGCGGCTCGGTAAAGACCTCTGCGTGGACGCGTAAAGAGGGAAAAAGTGAGTCGGGCGGCCTTAACAAGAAAGGGGTTGAAAGTTACCGCCGGGAAAACCCCGGCAGTAAACT